TTTTAATGATACGGCGACCACCGAGATCTACACCCAGGTCGAGGCGCTCTGGATTATCTACACCAAGGCGGTGGAGGAAGAGTTCTGGGACACGATCTATCACACAGCTTTTGTGCGGATGCTCGCCTCGAGCCTTGCATTTGCACTTGAGAACAGGATCGAGGCGTCTAAGCTGAAGATGGACGAGGCGCTGGGATTTGCCGGGATTGGCAGGATACGGGATATGTGATGAGCATTGAACTGGTATGCAACCAAGCCCTCGATGTGATCGGGCACAAGCGGCACATCGACTCGATCTGGGACGGTACGCCGGAGGCGCGGGTTGCTCTCAACGCTTATGCCGATACCCGCGATGCGGTGTTGTCGGTGCAGCCTTGGATGTTCGCTCGCGCCTTCTATCGCCTCGAACGGGTGTCGTCGGTGCAATCGCTGCTCTCGTACAGGAGGCCGGCGAGCGCGATCGTGGTGCTCGATGTTTATTCGAGCGTGTTCGACCCATACGACCCGGAGCCAAGCCGCTGGGTCGAAAGCTACGCGGGCGGGGAGCGCCTGATCCTGACGTCGGCTGAGGTCGCCACAGCGGCTGTGACCGATCGCGTACTCGATCCAGCCGATTGGCCCCCGGATTTCACCTCGATGGTGATCCAGGCCCTGGCGCACCGTCTCCAGCGATTGATCGCGGCTCCGGCCCCTGCGAAGGAGGAGCGGCAATGAAGCCTGAGGACATCGTCAACCAGGCCCTCGAGATCATCGGGCACGAGCAGCGTATAGGGTCGTTCTGGGATGGATCGCCAGAGGCAGTCGTGGCACGGGATATGTGGAGCGAGACTCGCGACGCCCTGCTGGTACGGACACAGCCGGAATGGGCACGAGAGGACGTTCCACTGATGGTGAGCAAGACGGCCCCCGCGTACTACGACGAGCAAACACCGTGGGAACCAGCCCTCTACCCAGATATGCCGTGGCTCTATGAGTACGCACAACCTGAAGAGTGTTTGGTGCCGCTGGCCTTGAAGCCGAGGGCGCACACAATGCCGATTTGGCGACCGCGCGCTATGCGCTTCCGTGTTAAGACCGGCACCAATCAGACCTACGTCCTTCTCGGAAACGATCCGGCCCCGATCCTCACCTGCATTGTCCACACTCACGATCCAGCTATCTGGTACGAGGACTTCATCGAGTTGATGGTTATGGCGCTGTCGAAGAAGCTAGAGCGCCGCTTCGCACCGCATCCGCAGGAAAGGAAACCTGATGCCAACAACCCCGGATGACATCGTAAATGAAGCTCTGGATGAGATCGGGGTTCCAGAGATCGGGGACATCCACGAAGGATCGAGGGCTGCGAACGTAGCACGGCGCAATTATGATCCGATGCTGCGGATGATGCACGCAGCGGCTCCGTGGAACTTCGCCCGAAGGCAGCGGCAAATCGACTTACGAGGCGATGCCTGCGGACAATACCACAACAACCGAAACGTGCCGCAACCTTGGGCCTATATGTACGAGTGGCCGAACGACTGCGTACACGCCCGGTGGGTGCTCGGACTGGACGCCTACGCGCTGGACGCGAGCGGTGCCCCGTTGGCCGCTGCTCCTGCGTGGAACCGTCCAGCTCCATTCATTGTGACCGACGCGCCGCTCGTCAACGACATCGAGAGTGATTGGGCATCGACCGAAGGGCACAACCCCGAGTCCACCCGAGTCATCGCGACAAACCAGTTGGGAGCGATGCTCGTCTACACAGGGTTGGTACAGTACCCGGATGCCTGGGACGCCGGGTTCCGTCGCGCTTTCGTTGCGGCCCTCGCGGCCCGCCTTGCAATTCCGTGTATCGAGGATAAGGCGCAGGCACGGGCTATGCGCAGCGATCAGCTTGCGATAGCACGGGATGCGCTTATCGAGGCGCGGGTTCGTGACGGCAATGAGGGTTGGACACTGACCGACCATACTCCAGACTGGATTAGGGCACGCACTTCAACTGCGTGGAATGCGTGGCACGGCAGTGGCTGGTCCAACTTCCCGTTTGTTGAGGATGCTGGAGGGGTCTACTAGGTGCCTGATCGCGAAGCCCCGATCTCGCTGGCGCAGCACTCCTTCGCTACCGGTGAGATCAGTCCCGGTTTCTATGGCCGACAGGACATACAGAAGTACGCCAGCGGCTGTGCTGTCCTACGGAACTTTTACGTTGATCCTCGGGGTGGTGCTACGATCCGGCCGGGAACGCAGTTCCTCGGCTACCCTGCATCCGCTGGTTACGCGCGGCTGATCCCGTTCCAGTTCTCGCCGGATGTTGGCCAGAGTTATGTGCTGGTGTTCAGCCCAGGCCAGATCAAGTTTGTCAAGAACCCGGGGACCGCTGCGTACCCGAATGGATCGAATGCTGGCTTCGTACAGAGTGGCGGCAGCGATTATACTGTGGCAACGCCTTACGCAGAAGGCGATCTGCGCGGCCTCCACTACGTCCAGATGGCTGATGTGATGTGGCTCGCGTGTCGAGGCCACACTCGCAAGAAGCTGTCGCGGCTTGCCGATGACAACTGGACGTTGACTGAGGTGTCGTCGGTGCCGGACATCGCGGCTCCGGTAATGATCTCCGCTACTGTGAGTGATGCGCCGACCGGGACCACTCCGGCTCCAGCAGTCGAGACTCGGTATATGTATGCGGTGTCTGCGGTTAACGCCGATGGGGCGGAGAGCCTTCCGAGTGTACCGGTGCTCAGCGACGCCGGGATCAACATCGCGGTCACAGCAGGGACCGTGACAGTGCTCTGGCAGCCGGTCACGGGTGCCCAGTACTACAAGGTGTGGAAGGCGCTCCCGGCGCACGGCAACCGGGTTCCTGCACCCTCGGAGCAGTTCGGCTTCGCGGGCTACTCCTACGGCACCAGCTTTACCGACTCGAACATCGTCCCAGACTTTGTGCAGGCGCCGATCTCGGCGAACGACCCGTTCGCTCCCGGCGCTCTTACGGGCTACGCGATCACCGCTCCCGGAACCGGATACATCCCCGAGAGCACCCTAATTGTTGTCAGCGATACTACCGGGTCGGGCGCGGTGGTGTATGCGGTGCTCGACACGAACAAGGCGGGAGTGGCTGGCGGTATTGTGGGCCTCTACATTGCTGATCCAGGGCATGGCTATACCGCTCCGACCGCGACAGCGACCGGGGCTGGGACCGGCTTCTCGGCTGCCTTCACCGTCGGTCCATCGACCGGTCTCGACCCTGCCGCACTCGGCATCTTCCAGCAGCGCCTTATCTACGCCTCAAGTGAGGAGAAGCCGACCTCGCTTACGGCCTCGAGGCCTGGTGCGCCCGACGACTTCCGTACCAGCAATCCCATCACTGATGGAGATGCCTTCCGCTTCGATATCTTCGATCAACAGGTGTCCCGTATCTTCTGGCTCCATTCGCTGCCGGGCGGCCTCCTTATCGGCACCAACTCCCATGTTGTCCAACTGACCGGTGGAAGTCCCACTGCCGGTAATCCCGTCGCGGTGACTGCGACTAATGCAGTGGTGGTGCCACAATCGCAATTTGGCGCAGCCGACGTAGAGCCAATCGTCATCGACCACAACATCCTCTACATCCGTACTGAGGGCAGCGTCAACGAACTGACCTACAACTTCTACGCCAACATTTACGCTGGCGCTGACATTACAATCCTATCCAACCACTTCTTTACGCAGGCGCGGGTACTTGATTGGGCCTATGCCGACGCTCCGAGTAAGGTGGTGTGGGCGATACTCGATACGGGCACCCTTCTATCCCTGACGTATGTAAAGGCGCAGGAGATTGCGGGCTGGGCGCGGCACGACACTCCGTATGGGATAGTAGAGGCGATCGCCACGATCCAAGAGGGCGAGATCAACGCAGTCTACTTCAGCGTGCTAAGGTTCGGGGTGCGGTGGATAGAGCGGCAAGCACAACAGCAATTCTTCCAAGCCAGCGATGCTTGGCAACTCGACGGTGCCCTGTCAATCGCTTCGCACTATCCGGCCGCGCAGCTGGATGTCGGCGGGCAGACCGGGACGGTGGCTGCGGTAGCATCGGCTCCGGTGTTTGCCCTCGGCGATGTGGGGAAGGAGGTACATGCGGTATGGTCACGCGGCACCATCACCGAGTTTATATCTTCGACACAAGTGACGCTCGCGATAGACCCGGCGCACCCATTCTTCTCCCAGTCCCTGTATCCAGGACTGTGGCGTATGGACCCGGTGCTGAGCACCATCACGGGCCTCGACCACTTCGAGGGTACGACCGTCTACGCGCTCGTTAATGGCGTAGCTCAGGGACCGTTTACGGTGGTGGGCGGCACGATCACGCTCACGACGCCGGGATCGCAGGTGGTAGTAGGCTATCGCTTCCAGGCCCAGTTGCAACCGTTGTACGTCGAGACGCCAGAGGCTACCTCCATCCAGGGGAAGCGGAAGAAGGTGGCTGCTGCAAGCGTGAGGGTCCGCGACGCTCTTGGCCTCAAGTACGGCTCCTCCTTCACCACACTGGCACCGTGGAAACAGGGTGCCTCTTCGACGGACGAGCAGCCCCTATTGCCGTATGGCGCGTTTGGCCTCTATAGCGGCGACCAGCGTATCTGGCTAGACCAAATCTTTTCGATTGGAGGATGGGTGTGCGTGCAGCAGGATGATCCGTACCCGGCCACGGTGATTAGTATTATGCCAGAGTTGGCTCAAGGGGATGTGATGTGAACGTGAGCTTTAGAAGTGCGGAGCGCCACGACGCTCTTACCATCGTGCCGTTCCTGCGAGATCGGGACCGGATCAACTTGATACGACAGGGGAACCCGACCGAAGTGATCCAAGCGGCAATGTCTGAGAGCATCTCGAATTATGTGGGCCTTGTCGAAGGGGTTCCTGCGGTGCTGTGGGGTCTGCGGGCCGCACAACTCCTCGACAACAGTGCCTACATTTGGATGCTTGGTACCTCGATAATCGACGACTACCCGATCCACTTCTTGCGGTTCTCGAGGGCCGCGATCAAGATGATGCGCGAGCGATACCGTGTGCTCTACGGAGAGATCGAGACGGACTACAAGGCATCGCAACGATGGCTGCAATGGTGTGGGGCGAAGATAACTCCGCATGAACGCCACTTGATGTTTGTGCTGCACAATGAGTGAAAGAGAACTTAACGAGCTTATGCTTGTGGTGGTGGTGGTGCTGGTCGCAATTCTCGTAGGGATGGTGGTATGGGCCCTCAGGTAATGCTTGGCGCTACAGCAGCGAGTACGCTGGTAAGCACGATTGGCGGGATCAGCCAAGGCACTGCTGCGGCAAGTACAGGCCGGTATCAGGCGCAAGTGGCGCGGAACAACGCCCAGATAGCGCAACAGAACGCTGAGTACGCCTCGCAAGCAGGGGAAACTTCTGCGCAAGCCCAAGACCTCAAGGCGCGTTCCGCTTTGGGGTCGATAAGGGCAGCGCAGAGCGCAAGCGGGTTGTCGCTTGACAGCCCGTCTTTGGAAGACGCTCGCGAGGGATCGGCGCAAGTATATAGGCTCGATACAGCGAACATCGTGCAGAACGCCGCGCTGCGGGCACGGTCCTACGAGACACAGGGCACCAACTATCTGGCCGAGGCCGCGCTCGATGAGCAGAAGGCGAGCGCCTCGCAGAGTGCTGGGTATCTAAGCGCGGCGGGATCGTTGTTGAGTGGGGCTGCGAGCTTCTCAGACAAATGGGCGAAGTATAAGCCACTGTAAGGAACCATACAAGTGCCTGTTTTACCAGCAAGTGGCTACCTGACCCCCGCAGCGCCCACGGTGGAGCCGTCTCCGGTTCCGCTCACGCCGTACCAGGAAATTCGTGCGCCCGAAGATGCGTTCGGCGGCGCAACCGCTAGGGCCCTGAGCGGCCTTGGCGCGTCGCTCGAGAAGGCGGCCGGGCACCTAGAGAGCACCCAGCAGTTCTACGACCAGGTGACGGTGGATGAACAGCGGAATTCTTATGAGGACAAGGTTAACAAGGCGCTGTACGGTGATCCCTCGGTAGCAGGCGATGTAGGGTATCTGGGGTTGCAGGGAAAGAATGCCTTAGAGAAGCGGGATGGTGCTCGGCAAGCCGTGGATGCGATGCTCGCGGACCACCGCGCGCAGCTTAAGAACCCTCGTCAAGTTTATCTGTTCGATCAGGATGTAAACCGCTACCGCAACTATGCGCTGTCTGCGATAGGGCGACACTACGATGAGCAGTACAACAAGCACGCCGCCGAGACGGCCAAGGACACCTATAAGCTCGGATTGAACGAGATGGCGGTCGCCTCTAACAACAACGACTTTGCCCGGCTCAAGTCGGCCCTGGAGTCGTCGTTGGTGGCGGGCGAGCAGGCGTTGCGTTTGAGTGGCGCCTCCGATGAAACCATCAAGCTCCACAGAACGCAGACCGTTCAAGCCGCAACCACTACCTGGGCCAACGATGCCATAGTGCGCAACGCCCCCGAAGGCAAACAGTTCGTTCTCGACCACAAAGATGAGTTGGGCGATCAATACGACAACCTGCTGCAAAAGGCCACGGCTGCGAGCACGCAGTACGACGTAGATCGGATGAAGAATGGACTGCCCCCAATCACTTCGCAACCGAACTTGGTGAAGGGCGGGGCAACGCAGGGCGCGATCAGTCCAATGGGAAGAGAGCATTACAACTACCAGCGCTCTATTGGTGCAAGTCCTAACGAGGCAGCAGTACTCACGCCCGCGGCCGAGGTCGAGTCTAACTTCAACCCAGAGGCAACTCACGATCATGCATACTTAGCCTCTAAAGGATTGCCGCCTGGCTACGGGATGTATGGGCATAACGCTGATCGGCTGGCGGCTATGCAAAAGCAGTTTGGACCGCGCCCAACGTGGCAGCAGCAAGCCCAGTTCGCCCTTCAAGAACTGCGTAGTCGGCCAGAGGGTGCCCGCGTAAACGCTGTGACAACGGCAGAACAGCTGCGTGACATCCAGAACGACTTTGAGCAAGGCAAGCGTACTCCAGAAGCAGATGCAAAACGCCTTGCGGCCACACAAAAATATGCGGCGCTATCGGGAGGATCGACCCCTCCGGCGCAACCGGCGGCGACGGCTGGTGGCGATCAACCGCCTACGACTGGTGGTGATGCGCCGGGCCCAATGGATGTAGAGGCACGTTATAAAGCGGCTGTTGCGCGCGGTGACACGGTACGGGCGCAACAGATACTGCGAGGGGAACCTGCCACAGCCACTCCGCCCGCCACAGCCACTCCGCCCTCCACAACATCACCAGCGCCGCCCGGTCAGACCGGAGGTGGCCCAACGATGCCGCCTCTCCCACCCAACGAGCCCGGCGACTTCCCTGACTCAGAGATACCCGGCCTCTTGGAGAAGCTCCAACAGGGCGCGAAGCTCTTGCCGCCCGACGCGAAGCCACAGGTGTGGAACGCCTATGTGCACTCGGTGCGGCAGGACGCAAACATCGCATATAACCAGAAGATGCACGCGGAGCGGGAGAAGGCGCTGGCACAAGCGAAGACGGATGAAGAGGTAGGCGGGCAGTATTACGAGCGTATGGTCCCTGGCGGAACCAACCGTCCCTCGGACGCAGAGATCCGCACCGATAAGCGCCTCAGCTTAAAGATGCGCGAGAACTTGATCGGGGCGCTGAACGCACCCAATCACCCGCAACCGAGTGCGGCCCAATCTGAAGTCAATAGGATCGAGGCGTACCAGCGGCTGGGCGCAGGGGTGAATGGGAAGCCCCAGCTGACCAAGACCTCGGACATCGCCGCACTGATGGCCGATCCGACTCCCGTCGATCAGCGCATCACCTGGCATCAGTTCCAAGACCTCAACAACGTGCTATTGCTCCAGAACAATGCGAAGCGCCAATTCATACAGCCCCACATTACCCAACTCCTCAAGGATGCGGAGGGGGTACTGTTCCCGCTGAAGCATATGACAGGCGGCGTTGGTGTTAAGATGGATGAGAATGGGCCGATGCGGGAGCGGCGCTATCAGATGTTCGTCGAGAACACTGTGAATGACTACATCAACGAAGGGAAGGATACGAGGAAGCTGTTTGATCCAGGGTCGCCGGACAAACCCAACCCAGAGTATCTCGGGAATAGGGCCATACTGGATGAGTATGGAAAAGGCGCGAAGCTGTTTGGGAAGGGCCAGGCGACTGCGAATGCGCCCGCCGAAGGCGAGTTGAAGGATAACCCTGCGATTATGAAGGCGTACAAGGAGGGCCGCTTTGGGACGTTTGGGACACAGGAGGCGATTGAAGCCGCTAAGCAGTACTCTATAAGAGCGGGGCTGGGTATGCGTAAACAGGTTGTGCCGGAAGCTGGGGTGCCGCTGCGATGAGTGATCTACCGCCCCTCGTCCCGCCAGCAGAAGATGTTCCGGTAAACCCGCAAGCAGAGCGAAGTGGACGTGGCATTGCTTCGGCAGCCGCAGCCGTTGTCGGAGCTATTACGCCGTCCCTGCCGCTGTTGCCAAACGCGCCGAGTGCCTTCAAGGGACCGCTGCCAGATGTCGATGAGGTGTTCGGACGGCTGCCGAATGTTGATGAGGTGTTCGCGCCACCGAAGCCGTGGTACAGCAAGTCACCGGCCCTGAGCCACTTCGCAGCGGAGTATAATCGGGTCTGGGACCAGGCGATGAGCACTACAGCCATCCCAGGACAACCTGACCCGACGAGGAAACAGTTGCAGGATGCGGGGGTGTTTGCGCCAGTGGACGCACGGATGAGGACGATCACCCAGCAATTCAACGAGATGATGTATCAGGCCCTCTGGGCTTCGCAGGCCACGATCATGGGCGCGGCAGGGGCCGCAGTAGAGTTGGGGGTTCCAAGGGAAGCGATAGGCGCCGCGCTCGAAGTGTTCCCCGCAGGGCGTTTGACTGGCCTCCCTCTGCGGGGAGGTGCTCCGCTCGGTGCGCCGTCGCCGACTATGGGACGGCTGTTGCCGCGCGGAGCACCGCTTGATCTGGATGTGGCGGCAGACCTTGGGGTGTTCGGGCGGCGGTCGTCCGATCTCACGGCGTCGGAACGGTTCGCGCCTAACGCTGATGTGTCGCTTACGGTGCAGGGACGGACTGCGGAAGCCCCGATAGTGGGCGAACCAGTTGCCACCCAGGGCGAGGCGCCGGGCGCGTTTCCGGGGGCGGTCCCTGAGATGCCGCCCTTCACGCCGCGTGAGATAGCGGCCACGACCAATCCGCAGCTCTTCTCGGCATACGACCACTTCACCGAGATGCACGCGGAAACGCTGCGCCTCATTAACGAGGAGGCCGAAGCGCGACGCTCGCATCCAACCGCTGTGGCGGCACAGCAGTACATCGACGAGATGCTGGCGAAGGTGAATGGGGTCGAGTCTCGCCTGACCAACGCGCAGCGCAGACGGATCGCGGAAACCCAAGACGCGCTCGACAGCTATCTGCACGAGGACACACCGGCGATGGCGTTCCTGCGTCAGCGACTCGTGGAGGCCGACGAGGGGCTGCGGACACTGGGGCCGCAAGTCGGGACCGCCATACGCGATGCGACGGAGGCCATCCATGCGCCAGAGCCAACAGTGGTGGCACCGCGCGGTGCCCAAACCCAGATCAACCGATTGCCTGGAGGCGGGTTCGAGATTGTCATCGACACGCCGGAAGGCGTGGGACGACTGGCGGCGGTCACACCGGAGGCGGCAGCGGCTCAAGAAGCCCGCCTCAAAGCGGCTTACGCGCAAAGGTCGGCGATCCTGGCAGCGAAGACGGATGCCGAGGCTGGCAAGCCGTTGCCGTATCGGGTCAACAATGCTGGCAACGTGTCGGTGGTGATGGATGGAGAGCGTGTTCGCCTCGATCTGTCGGGCGAGGAACGGACAGCGCTGCGCAACGCGGAGCAACGGCGCAATGCGGCTGTCCGCGCGGAGGATGTAGCGCGGCACGACGCTGATGTGCAGGCCATCCTGCGCCAAGGTGTCGATCGCCTGCGCACCGAAGCGTTGCCAATCAGGTTGGAGGAGAAGCCGGGGATAGCGGCGGCGGCTGCGCGCCTCGAACGTGAGCTGACGACGACCGGCAACCTCTCGACGAGTGACATACAGCGCGATTTAGCTGTGGGGTTTACGGAGGCCAACCGCATCCGTGACAGGATGATCGCGAAGAACGCCGACGCGCTGCGTACGCTGTACCAGCGCAACGGCACCATCTCTACCGACGCGGCCCAAAAGCTGGTGCTGGCTGGGCGACCGGAGACTGAAGCGAAGGCCGCTGCCCGCATTCTACAGTCGATGTACGAAGCCCATGCGGCCCGGTTCAAAGGGGAACTGGGTAGTGCGTGGGACATCTACCAGCGTGAAGCGCCCAATGTGCGGGGGTCGGGACAGCGTGGCACAGCTCGTGAAACAGGGGTAGTCCTCGAACAGCCCGCGCGCGGCAAGATACGGCTCGCCGACCCATCAGACCCCCGCGCAGCCCGCAGCCTGATCACCTTTTTCAAGAACGCCGATGCCTCCACCTTCATGCATGAGACGGGCCATGATTGGCTCGAGCGGCTGTTCCGCGACTCGACGCATGGCAAGGCCCCTCGTGATCTTGTCGAGGATGTGGCGGCGCTTCGCGAGTGGCTAGGTGTGCAGGAGGGCGAGCCGATCTCGGTGGCGTCGCACGAACAGTTCGCGTCTGGGTTCGAGCGGTACTTGTTGGAAGGAACTGCGCCATCGAAGGGTTTGGGGCGGGTGTTCCAGCAGTTCAAGGAGTGGCTCACCGCGATCTATCAGGGCGGAATACAGGCCGGGGTGCCGATCAACGACCGCATTAGGCAGGTCTTCGATCGGATGCTCGCGCCGGAGCGGGAACCCGTCGTTGCGCCGGAGCGGCCACCGCCCCGCGACCCGGTCGCTGAAGCGCGCGCCACCCCGCCTCACCTCGCCGCAGACAAAGCGGATGATTTGGCGCGGGAGCGTGAGGCCGCTGCCGGACAACTGAGAGCGGAGATCCAAAGTGGACGACGAGATGCAAGGAGCCGCCCAGCGCGAACTGGCGTATCTGACGGAGGCGCAGAAGACCCAAAAGCTGTCTTCCGAAGAGAAGCAGGTATTGGACCAGATGATAACGTCGGCGAAGGTAGAACTGTATCTTCGAGAAAAAGCGAAACGCCACGCGAAACGGGAGATGGATACGGGCCTGCCGACCGTCCCCTCATAGACTACGATGGAAACATTCGGGTCGAGAACATTGAAACCGCTGACGATGTGCGGCAGGTGATCGTTGATGCGTCGGGAGAACAGAGCGGGTTCATGGAGGCTCGTCGCAACGTCCTTACTGACGCAGAAACTATCCGGCTCGCCGAAGAGCTAGGAGTTGATCCAAAGTCGATTGACAAATGGGAAGTCGGGCAGGCATGGACCGCGGAGCAGGTAGTGTGGGCACGAACTCTGTTAAGGAACTCCGCCACCTATGTCCGCGACCTCGCCCTCAAACTTGCGACCAAGGCCGACGAAACCACCCTGCTTGACTACGCACAGGCCAGGCAAACCCACATGATGATCCAGGAGGCCGTATCGGGAGCAACAGCTGAAGCGGGTCGGGCGCTGCGAGCCTTCCGTTATCTTCGGGCAGAGGGAGAGCTTGGTGAAATAAATCTCTTGCTTAAAAGACAGAACAAAAAAGGCATAGGGCTTGAAGAGCTGCGTGCCGAGGCTCGTGAGTTGTCGCAGCTGGCCATGCCGGAACAGATCAACACGTATCTGTCGAGGATAAGAGATGCCCGATGGGGAAAGATGTTCACGGAGGCGTGGATCAATGCGCTGGTATCCGGGCCATATACGCACCTCGTAAATATGGGAACCAATTTTGGTGTGATGGTGGGAGCGCCGCTTGAGGCAGGGGTGGCCGCAGCGGTTGGCCGAGTATTTCGGACGTTTGGTAGAGAACAGGGTGTGGTAGCTCGTGATATGATTGATCGGGCGCATGGTATCTCGATGGGTTTTGTGGACGGGCTTCGAGGGGCTGGAGCCATTCTGCGTGATGAGAGTAAGGTCGATGTTTACAATCCATCGGAGGTAGGAGAGCGTTCCATCCCAGGGATAGTGGGACAGGGGGTGCGATTGCCGGGCCGCTTCCTGGCAGCGGAGGATAAGTTCTTCAAGGCGATAGCGTGGCAACAAGAGATCAACGTGCAGTCAGCACGGATAGCTCGAGAAGAAGGGCTGACTGGAGATGCGTTTCGGGCGCGTATCGTAGAGCTTCGCAGTATGCCAACCCCTGAGATGCTTGCGGCAGCGATGGATTTTGAGCGTTACCAGACCTTTCAATCGGCGCTCGGCAGCAAGGCACAGTGGTTACTTCAATTAGCTGGCGTGCATCCGTTAATGCGCCTCGTGCTGCCATTCGTCCGCACGCCCGTCAACCTTCTCAAGTACTCGCTAGAGCGTGGCCCACTTGGGTTCTTCTCGAAGCAAGTGTGGGAGAACATGGTCGGCAAGAATGGGGCTGTGGCGCGGGACACCCAAATATCGAGGATGCTAGTGGGGAATATGGTGGGGATCGGTGTTGGGTATATGGCACTGAACGGGTTGATAACAGGGGGCGGTCCGCTCAAAGACGAAGAACAGATGACCCTGCGGATGACTGGATGGGAACCTTACTCCGCTAAGATCGGCGATGTCTATGTCAGCTATCGCCGCTTCGACCCTTTCTCGAACACAGTTGGGGTGGCAGCTGATCTAGCAGCGGTAGCTAAGTACTGGGTGACCGAGAAGGATGAGTATGGGCGAGACTTTGATTATGAGCGTTTTACTACGCTAGCTGGCATAACAATTTGGCGGAACCTGATCGACAAGCTGTCTCTGCGAGGCATCACTGGTCTTGCAGAGGCCGTAATGGATTATGAAAGGCACGGGAAGAGTTTTATAAACGGACTGGCCGGGTCAGCGGTGCCAGGCATTGTTGGGCAAACGGCGCGTATGCTCGATCCACTCGATCGAGAAGTACGGAGTCTTGGGGAGTCTTTTCAGTCGCGGATACCGTGGATGCGCCAGGACTTGATGCCCAAGAGGGACCGTTGGGGCGAGCCGTTCGTCCCAGATGCGTACGGTCCTCTACAGATGAGGATGGTCAACGACGATCCAGTTAACCGTACCATGCTCGAGCTTGGCATCAACGTGGATAAGCCCCGGCGGCAGATCGGCGGCGTGGATCTGACCGAACGCCAGTACGACGACTATGCCCGCATCAGTGGACGGCTCGCCAAAACCATGCTCGATGGGATCATAAGCGATCGCTTCCGCTCTATGCCGCCCGGCGCACAGATAGATACGATTAAGAGTATCGTCAATCAGGCGCGGGCTATGGGACGGGCTGAAGTGGGCATTGGGAGTCTGGGGACCGAAGACGACATTGTTGAGAAGGGACAAGAGCTACGGTTGCGGGTGCTGGAGACGGGGCACTGATGTTCGACGACCTCGCAAGGCGGGTCGAGCGGGCCGTTGGAACGCAGTGGGCATTTTTTGCTGCCCTCGTGACGGTGGTGATTTGGGCTGCGACCGGACCACTCTTCCGGTGGTCCGACACTTGGCAGCTCGTCATCAACACCGGGACCACCATCGTAACCTTCCTGATGGTCTTCTTGATCCAGGCCACTCAGTCACGGGACACCGCCGCGATCCAGATCAAGCTCGCCGAATTGCTGCGGGCCGTAGAGGGTGCCCGCACGGAGCTGGGTGCGATAGAAGATCTCCCGGTGGAAGAACTCGAAGAGGTTCGCCGGGCCGTTATGCCACCGCCTGGGGCTTCGTCTTAACGACGTACCCTCCGGGGATCTCTAACACCCGGATCATCTTGGCCTTTACCATTAGCTCGAAGATCCTTTGGACATGCGTAGCAGGGGCGCGACTCGACAACCACTCGTGGACAAGGTGCATCGGCACGCCCTCGTCCTTCGCACGGATGTTCTCGGTCATTACCCAATAAATACAGTCAGTGATTACCTGGGCGTCGCCGCCCGAGGACATGGCCGTGAATACGTCTGGCATTGCCTTTTCTACCTCTATCATTAGGTCGATGGCGGACAGGACATCGGGCAGGTCTATATGCTCGGTGCCACGGTCGATGGCACAGATCATGCATAGTTTTAGGAAGTGAACTGGACGGCGGGTGTTGTAGTGCATCAGGCGGGGATGCGTTGGCTTCGGCAGCAGCGGCACACCACTGTCTGTTACTATGTCGAACTCGCGTCGGTTGTAGTCCTCCGCTGTGGCGATGGCCCGCTCCGTCCAGCTGATCTTCCCGGTGCGTTCGCTGATTTTGCGGAGATCATGGATCAGGGCATCGCGAAGTCGGACATTGCCGTGGTGCGGGTTCGACTCCGCGAGGTCGAACTCTTTGATCTCGACTTCTCCAGAGTAGGCAATGCACACACGCGATAAGAAGCCCTCATTCCACGCGGACGCGGGCATCGCGGAGGTCAAAAAGCCGGGTGTGGTGCAAGCCACGAGGTTGACGTTTGGGTTTAGGATGGGTTGGAAGTCCTGTTTGGCGGAGCGGCGGCGCTCGGTGTAAAGGTGGCCGTCGTAGAGGTGGGTCAGGGTGTTCATGAAGTCGCTGTCGTAGCTCGGCAAGAGGGCGCCAAGCTCTGGCGCGGCGACCAGAAGGCTGTTGTAGTCCTCGATACCGCCGGTGTAGACCTGGCGGGTCGCCTCCGCGAGGCGGTCGATGAGGGCGGCTTTGGTCAAGGAGATCTCGGCAACATGGTAGCCCTCGAGAGTGTTCCACAAGCGCCAGCAGGCCATCAAGGCCCTCGTCTTCCCTGTCCCAGGGGGACCGACCAGGAACACATAGACGTTTGGGTAGATGTTCTCGCCCTGGGAGCGTAGCCACACCTTGCGCTCCATAGCCCCGGCCACAGTCGCGATAGCTGCCCATCGCCGATGGATCAGCGGGGATTGAATGCCTTCTGTGTACTCGAGAAACCCTGACATCCATGATGCAAGTTGTCGATCCGGCATTAAGAAGGGAGCTATATTGGTTGCAGCAGCCACGACGCGGCTCCATCAGGGAAAAGAGGGGTTGCGGGTGCGTCGCTGCGGACGCGCGGGGTCGCTCCACTTACGAAGCGCGTCAGGGTCGGAGTGGTCATCGGACCAATTCCAACCGCATTTGGCGTCGCCAGGGATCACAAAGGTCCGCCCGCCCTTCAGGGCTACCTCTTGTTGTATCTGTGCAAGCGCCCACGGGACCACCTCGTGTTCGAGGTGCTCGGGAAATTGGAAGAGCACCGAGTCATGCACTTGCAAGAGCATCTGGACGCGATTGCCGCGCCAAATCGCAAGCAGGCCACGGTCGATGGTGTCCGCTGTAATTGATTGGGGTTCGTAGGCGACCGCTTGCCGGATCGTTTCTGCATCTTTCCAGTCACCCAAGAAATGCCTTTGGCGTCCAAGGATCGTGGTGATCTGGCGGGTATCGCGAAGGGCCTCTTGAACCCACCGCCACCACAGTGGGAAGGCCGGGAACTTCTCAAGGTAGTTTTGTTGGAAGGATTTGATGTGAGTGATAGGAATGTGTGTCGCGCGGGACATCTTATCGGCTTGGCCCTGATAGTTCGTCCCATGTCCCAGGCGCTTTGCTGCGTCACGATAAGTGAAGGATCGGTAGAAATGCTGGTTGGCTATCGCGCGGTCATCGCTGGCATTGTTGGTCCAAGGGAGGTGACGAAAGGCTCCTCGCGCTACTTCTGTGTGCAAATCCCCGGACTCACAGGCGTCTAGGTAGCGCCCGTCGCGGAACAGGTTCCAATGGATAGCGCCGACGCCCCGCGAGTCACCCTGCTCGAGGTCAATGTTGCAGAACTTCATGCCGGGATCAGCTACGAAGACGGAGCGAAGGAGGTTCTCGACGTTCTGTAGATTGGTTCCCGTTCCAAAGTCACTGTAAGAGGACGCAAGGCGTCCGGTAGTGGTCCCGGCGATATTGAACGAGGTACGCAAGCGGCCATCTGGGTCCACTGCTGTCTGGAGAAATGACACTTTCTTGCCGAGGTCGCGGAGTGCGAAAACGTGCTTGATGATTGGCTCGGCCAGCATGTAACACTCAAGGTTCTCGAGGGCGTCACGATCGGCGGTTGGGCCGGAGGAACCATCTGGCCGACGCTTCCGCTGCACCGGGAGGCCCAACTTCTCGTAGAGAAGCTGGCACATATCCTTGTTGGAGCGCCAAGAAGAGGTGGCACGCCACTCGGAGAAGCTGATACCGTCGCGGACCAAGGCATCCAGTTGTTGCTCGAGCGTCACCATCTTGGTGCGATAGTCGGCGAGCACCTCGTCCCTTCGCCACAGATCTACGCGGAGGCCGCGTGTGTTCATCTCGAGGATCGGACCTTGCAGATCGCGGCTGAAGCGGTACGTTGCCCCGATAACCTCGGTCACTTGGGGCAGCAATGCCCCAAGTACCTCGTGGGTTATGCAGCAGTCAAGGCCGTTGTAGACCCAGAGGGCATCATTATGCGACAACCGCTCGGGGTCAATAGTTCTGGTCGCGATCTTGCGCAATGTAGCGTTCCTCTATCGGGATATGGCGTGATTGCGCCAGTATTTTTGCGTTGACCATCCCCATCGACCAGCCGAAGTCGCAGTAGAAGCACACCGCCTCGGCTGATGCCCACCATGCGTATCCCAAAGTGATGCCAAGTTCACGCTCGTAAGGGACGGTATCGTCCAAAGCATCGGGGTAGAGGAGGTGGGATAGAAATGGAGCCTCGCCACGGTTGATGGAGTTCTTCATTGCGGAGATGGCGTATGTGATGTTGCGTCGCGCTATTCGGGAGTTCAGTGCGCGGTAAGGAGACTCGACGATAACGCGGCGGAAGGGGATCATACGTCTTCCCTCTTCAACGTGGTGCGATGTCGCATCTGTTTCCAGGCGGGCTCGTCTGAATACAGCGAACCAAGAAATCCAAGGCTTTTCTGCACTTCTGGCTGGAGGGCGTGATGGAGTAGCATTGTATCATGAAGGCAATTTGCGACTGTAATACCGTATCCGCGCCAGATATAGTGGAGGTCATAGAGGCCGTTTTGAAAGACTTTAGGCACTGGCAATCCGCAAATTCTTCTGACCCATTCCCAAACGAGGGGTTCATCGACTTCACTCCAATAGCTGTTGTCACCCTTGGTGTTGTCCCAGATTGGCACGACGAGGGCTTGGCCTTGCTCCCACGCGAAGCCGATGCAAGTGATTTGGCCCTTAGCCGTCTCGATGTCGATTGCGAGCAATCGACTCCGTTCGATCTGCCGGAAGGCGTCGATGATGTCCTCGACAGACTCAGGGATGTAGATGGTGCGATCGGGACGGCTTACTGTGGCGGTAGCAGACTCGCGATGAGCCTTAATGAGATCGCTGATGACGATGGGCCGCATGTTGGCTGCGCCGCGTAACAGGTAGGCAGGGTGGAAGGTGGCAAGGAACTTACCGTAAGGGGTGTCGCTGATGGTGCCGCGCTTGCGTGTAATCTGACCCGCGCCAGTAGCGAACCACAAGGCGGTCGCCCCGAGGCCGACCAAGATGTTCGGCCTCCATGCGGCCAACTCCTCGCGAAGCCGTTCGAGCTCGGGATAGAACTCGGCACGGAGGTACTTTCCGGCGCGGATGGGTGGAAGCCCGTCGTGGCGAGGGCCGCAGAGCGCGTCTATCCGATTGGAAGGGGGCTGAAAGTTGAAGACGTTGGTCAGGCGGATGCCTGCATCCAGCAGGATGGCATCGCGGCGGCGATACTGCCGCGCCCAGAGAGCGCCGGATAAGGCGCGACCCTGGTCCGGCGTTACCACACCGGACTCGGTAAGGAGCTTAAAGAGAAGGGCTCCTGTGGCTCCGACGAAAGGCGCCTTCGCCTCGGACTCGTTGGCACCGTAGGCTTCGCCCAGGAGAACCATGCGAGTCACGGCGTTGACATCCTGAGAGCATTGCAAATGAGGTCGTGGGCGAGTTGGAGGGCACGGCGCGGACTTACGGCCACTGTGGCGACACCCTCTTTAGTGTAGGTGATGACCTCTATACCGTTCTCAGCGGGGCGCACGATGACGCGATCAGGGATCGAGGGCACGGCGGGCGGCATCGGCGTACTCGGGGTTGGACTCGAGTCCAAACACGTCCCTGGCGCCGAGGGCACGGGCGGCTCGGAGTGCGGACCCACTTCCGCAGGTTGGGTCAAAGAGGCGGGTATTCCCATCGACACACATCTCGAAGAAGTGTTGAAGAGCGACGATGGATTTTTCGTGGGGATGAATTTCTCGGCTTGTTGGGGCAACGATAGAGTTAGCTTTGGTTCGGATGATCTTTCGGTCACCTCGCCAGCCAAAGAACGCCGTCTCATAAACTCGGCGTGGTCGTCGCGCAGGGTCTGGAGCGATACCCTCATTTTCACCTCGTTGCCAAACCAGTGGATAGTGATCGAACTTGAAGTCATCAAGGTTTTCGAGCGCCGCCAAAGTTCGGGTATAGTGCTGCGGAGAGAACCAAAAGAATAGATGGGCAGACTCGGCGCAGAACTTATCGAGGTGGATGGTTAGGGTATCCAAGAGGAACCAATAAGTGTCAGCGGTATCGGTGTACTCGGCGTGAAGCTGGGAGTTTTGGCCTTGATGTTGGTCTGCGTCTATACCGTAGGGGAAGTCGCAGTGGATCAGGTTGAACTTGGGGCCGGTGTAGAGGGGTGCCCAAAGGTGGAAGTTGGCGGTTAGGATGGGGGACTGGTGTGTATCGGTCGTTTTTCGACCCGTGTGTATAATCGCATCTTGTACTCGCCGCTCTACCTTCCGTGCTGCACTATTCTTAGCCGCCGAGAATACAGACGCGGCTCTTATCTCAGGATCGTCTTGCATCTCTTCATAAACGATGATATGTTCTTTGACTGTAGTAGTAGACAGCCCTGCCCTACGCGCAGTATCCTCGGTACGCCAACCAGGATTTTTCTTCTTGAATATCTCGTGCATACGATGAATGGCTTCAGCTCTATCTTGCCACTCTATATCCTTCCGCTTAACATTCTCTTCAAACTCTATAGCAGCTAACGTTTCTTCATCAACCTCATCTTGATATTGTGCAGCTATATGAGTCCATCCAAGGCTTCGCGCCGCAAGCGTCCGGCACTCCCCAGCTACCAACAAGCCGTCTCGTGTCAACACTATTGGATGAATGAGGCCGTTCTCTGATATGGAACTGGCAAGATCGGTTATGTGTTTAGAGTCAATAGATTTACGCTGTCTGTTATGGCGGTCGATGATAATATCATCGAGCGGGAAGCTATGGAAGATACCTGATGTCATAAATGGTGGGAGGGCTTTCGCCCTCCCCCTCCCTTTAGGTGGCGCGGGCGGTTGATCCGATCTGTGCCATCAAGCGCATCGTTCCGTCATCCGACTGCATCGGGCGGTGAGTGATAGATACGAGCAGCTGTTGGCCCGGCACCCGCGACAACGACTCCTTAAGCGGCCCGGTGAGGCCAAGGGTGTTAAGGAGGAACGTCTTAAGCGTGGACATCGCGTAGGGCGACTCCCAGATGGTGTGACGAATGGTTACGTCGTGAAGGGTCTGGTTGGTCGCATCGAGATACTCGCGCAGCGCATCCTGATCGACATCTTGCATCGCGGAGATCAAACGGACGGTGAATTGGATGCCCGCCGTCTGCTTCCGTGTGGAGTTAACGTTCTCGTAGTTCCCAACGATCTGTGACAGGTAGGAACCCACCGGGATCGGCGGCACCTCCTTGATGTCTTCGAGATTGGTTTTGGCTTCTTGTTCGATCAGTTCATGTAGGTTTGGCATGGTTGGGGTCTTTCCCTTGTGAGGACTAGCATCTTACATCAAATCGGGGTGTTTTGCAAGCAGTTTTTTGTGTAGGCTGCACATTCTCCTTTCACTTCGAGGCCCCGCGCTTAAGAAAGCGCGGCTTTGAAAAAGCGGGCAAGCCCGTCCTCCATATCGAACTCCTCTGCCATGTCGAAGGACCGGGGGTTCTTGAGGTCGATCATGTTGGTGGACCGGGTTCGGATCAACCGGCGAGTCCCGCTCTTCGTCGCCAAGGCAACAGAGGGGAAGTAGCTGGGTATCTCCGGAGATATGGCGTTACCGACTGCGACCGGGAAACCTTTGGTTTGGCCGTCCCGCTCCATGTATTTGACGTGAGCGATCACGATCACGTTGGCCCCGAAGGACTCAGCGGTGACGTAGGCGATCGTGTTCATGAGGGCTTGCTGGGCGGTATGGTAGAACTGCTCGGGTCGCACGCCCCTGATCGGGACGCCCTCCGCGAACGTCGCCGCGCCCAGCAGCCCTTTGGCCCACCAATAAGCGGAGCGGGACATGGTGGTTAGGGAGTCGATCACTAAGATGTGCTTCTTTCCCCAACTCGAGGGGACAGAAGCGTCCTCCCACAGGTCGATCGCCTTCATGGAGCCGATGTATGCGGTTGGAACTCCGTCGATGATCGGGCCGTTAGGGGTGGTGCGGAACTTGTCCCTGAAACTCATGTATTGGATCGCGTCCAGCTTCGCGGATGCGGAGCGCCGGACCATCTGGATCAGCGGGTCGAGAAGATTGTCGAAGTCGAGGACACGCAGGTGATACCCGGCCTCTACGAGGGAGGCAAGGGACGTTGTTTTGCCCGTCCCGCTGTCGCCGATGTAGAGGAGTTTGACGAAAGCGGAGGATTGGTGGTCGGCGGCGCTAGGCATCCTATTTCTCCAAAATGTTGGAACTCGGCCACTATGCGCATCCTCTCATCGCGCCAACGGGTTGTCAGGCCGGCGCTCGAACAACGTCTCGAGGTACTGTCGCTGGACGGAGGGGTCTTTCGAGCACACTTCGCGGAACGGACAGCCCCCATACATCATGCAGGCGGCATCGTTGAGGGGCCACCCAGCGGCTTCGGCCTCCCAAGTACGATGTATCCAGTAACGGGCATCCGCGAGCCACTTGTCGTTCTGGGCCTGGGTACGGAAGGTAAACCCACGCTCGAACCGTGTGAACCCCACCGCGATCTGCGCAGCGTCGATCATCACACCCTTGACTGGCTGATGCCACACCACCTCCGCCGCTATCGTGTAGAGAGACATCTGGTCAGAGGGATTGTAACGGCGGAAGTAGTAGCTGCCCAGCGTTGCACCCGTAGTCTTTTGGTCCTGGACGTAGTAATCGCCTGCGTATGACACTATCCGGTCTAGGTGGCCGCACAGCATGATGTCCGCGTCGAGCTGGAAGCGGAAGGACAGTTCGACTGCGGGCTGGCCGTCCGCCAGCACGACGGTTTTACACAGGTCGTTCTCGAAGGTATCCAGGTACCACACGATCGACCGAAGGAGGGTCTCTCGAGTCTTCGCGTTGTGCGCAGACACCCAAGTTTTGGTATCCGCCAGGGTGGCGAAACATACGTTCTCGAGCGCGTCTTTGTGGGACACACTGTCAGCCCTCCAACGGTGGTACATCTCGAGGGCCTTTGCGTAGTGGGAGCCGAAGATCATATCGTCCGATGAGGACTTCGGCCGCCAGCCGTCGATGACCATGTATTTGTACTTTCGCGGGCAGCTCTTGGCCGGTTCCAACGAACTATGGTTCCAGGCCCATTGCCGCCCATCTGGAAGAAATTGACTTTCAACGAGTGCGGTGTCCACGGTTGTCTCCACCGATGTTCCAGCCATATCCTCTTTGATATTGATTTGCTCCACGGCACTTCTCCATCATATCAGTCGTGTTTTCCATTGCATCACCAAGATAGAGATGCTTAGGGTTGATACATACTCTATTGTCGCATCGGTGCAGGATCAGATCATCCTCGGATATTTCGCCGTTGATTACCTCCCAGACAAGTCGATGCGCTCGATAGTGAGTATACTGGTAGTTGATATAGACGTATCCTCGAGGCCCAGGTCTATTAGGAGGGATTATGCAATCACCTACCCTCTTACTATCCTGGAAGAGCTTTAACACTCTATCCTTCTTAGTGCGCGGAGACGGCGATGGCATCACAAAATCCCCAAATCCTTGAGATCTACCACCTGCTTCTCCTTCACACCCTTCCCAGTGAGGGTGAAGGTGCGACGCGACTCGCGGTAGTAAGTGATCAGGCGATCCAAATCTTGCTTGGAGTAGGAGAATGGATCGCGGGCGAAGAGTTCGGCAAGGGTTTCGGGCTTCTCATCCGACATTGGTGCGCTCCTTCCTCTTGATGGCATCTTTGAGATCATCAATCCCGGCCTCGTAGCCCAGGTAGTAGACCTCTGCTATCAATATGGATAGAGCCTCACGCTTCTTCCAAGAGGAGATGGCGTTCTTATTGCAGAAGCTGTTAGCCATGCTGATGGCCTGGTCGGTGGTGATGCGGCTCACGCCTCTATCTCCTCGAGGGTGATCGGATCAAGCCTCGGTTGCGTCGCCAGGCGTTCGCGGTAGCGGGAGTCAACGCGGCGCAAGTGCTCTCGCACCAGCGTCCGAATGACCTCGGTCGCCCGCCGACGCCGATAGATGTCGGACAGTTTGTCGAAATCTCCCTCAAAGAGGAGAATTTGGTGTCGTGTGAGCTTCTCGGGACTTTTCATCATGCTTCGCATTCCTTTATCTGGGGACAATCCAAACCCGTCCGTCGTCCTCGACGACCCGGAGATCGTGGAAGCCGCCCACCTCGCGACGGGCCGCGTAGAGGTGTTGTGCAAGGGCGTTCGGCCGCTGGGACTCAATCACTATGCCCAGAGGCGAAGCCGCGGCGCGCGCCCAGAGAGCGACCAACTCCGCTAAAAGCGACGGGGCAGTAGTTCCTTTGGGCGGCCTACCCCTATGCATGGCCTGCCGGGAGCAGGTAGACCCCCGTGAGGGGGTCCACTTTACACACTCTCCGCCGCTTCTTAGGCAGCAAGGCCTGTCGCCGAGAGGACATCCTCGCCAGCTGCTTCCCGCTCGCGGATGCGCTCCCGCGCCCGCTCCCGGTAAGTGTCGCCCTTTGGGCTCGCCAGTACTTGTTCGACCGCCTCGTTGAGGGAGTCGCCCTTGAGCTTCTCTCCGTGACGGCGGAAGTAAGCGGCCTTGATGGCCTCGGAGACATCGCGCCGGGCCTCCTTCTCGACCGGATCGGTAACGCGTGGAGAGCCGGGTTGCCGGACACCGAACTCGTATTTGTCTGCGTACTCCGCGACGAGCTTCTGGAGCTCCTCGTACTTGCCCGGGGCCAGATCGCCGGACCCATTCAGGGCTTCCTCGACCTTTTTCGCCATGTTGTTGCGAATGTTCTCGCGGCGGGTCTGCTGAAGCGTCGCGGCCATGCCTTCGGTGAGGGGGACGCCGGGAGCGATGGACGGATCGTCAGCGATGTCGAAGATTTGGCCTTTGATGGTAAGCTGTGCCACTTGTAAACTCCTCTATGGGGGTCCGTGATTGGACCCCTACAACATAGTCTATGCGCGTATGCGCGTCAACCCAAATCGTAAGTACTGCCCGTATTGTTAGTCGGGGGATATGCGCCGGATGGGCCTCCCCCACCCCAAAGCTGCTAGAAGGGTTTCAACTGTGCTATTCCAAGGATGACGGGTCTTGCCTTTCTGTATATTGGTCACAGTTGTGACCGAGACGCCAGCCCGCTCTGCAAGGTAGGTAGCGGACCACCCGCTGTCCGTGATGTCGTTACGCAGGAACTCGACGATTGGGTCCGCGTCCGTCCAGCGGTAGCCGGTATCTCGATCGAGGTGCGCTAAGTTTCGGACTGATCTCATGTCCATCCCTCGTTGTCGATCAGGAACAGATTTTGTTTGAACCGAGTTTCGATTACATATTTTACGTTCAATTCCTGTTCGTATTCCTCAGTGCCCTCTCGAGCAAAGCGGGAAGGCACCCGCCAGGGATCGAGGTGGAACACCGTCTCATACTCGAGCCCTTTGGCCTTGTGGCCGCTCATCAACTGGATCGGGCCCTCCTGCTTGAAAAGGCCCTCGGCTCGCGCAATCGCGCTCCGAAGGGTCCAGTTGTCGTGTTGCGGCGCACAGAGGACACGTAGGCACTCGGCGCGCTCGTAGACCGTCTCTTCGCTCTTAGCGGTCCGGAGCGCATCGCTTTGCCACCTCTCGATGGCGCCCTCCATCTGGATGGACGCCATCTCGAGCGGCCCCAACTTCTTGAGGATGCGAAGCAATCCGGCCCCGATATCCATCCCTACCAGCTTTATGTGTCGTCCTCGACCCAGAAGTCGTAGCCCAGCTCGGAAAAGAGGCGCGTTATTACGACAGATAATTGCGGCACCATCTGGAATAGTGCTTTCGTCCCACCCTTCAAGCGAGGCAATGACCCCTTCAGGAGCACCGTCTCGCCAGCGCATATGCGGAACTCGAAACCAAGCCCTCTCCACTCCCAAACGTGGAACTCTAAAGGTCGTAGATAAGGCAAGTTCTCGCATGTTCCACCTTGTTTGAGCTGCGGCCATCCCGTTCTGTTTTGCTCCTCTAAAGCCATAAATACTTTGCCAAGGATCTCCAACCCCGATGAGCCGCTTCCCGGCAAGATTAGCCAGCATTTCGTGTTGGAGAGCGTTAAGGTCTTGGAACTCATCTATCATCACCAGGGGAAAGCGGGGCCACGAGGCGCCGAAGCATACGGGCATATAGATTTGGTCATCGAAGTCGAGGCCGCCCGCATACGCCGCGTCGATCGAGGCGCAAAGGGCCTCGTCGATCAGTTCGCACTGAAGGTCCGTGGGCTCCTCTGGGTACGGCTCGAGCCACTCGCGTAGCGTCCCAGCGTTGAAACGCGACGATCCGCGCCACTTGGGCGGAACGTATCCGTCCCGCTTGGCCGCGCGGAGCCAACCAAGCGTGTCTGACATATCTTCCCATGCGGCCTCCTGGCGCCCTTTCGGGAGGGCGCGGATTGCGGTGGTGAGGATCGTGTGCATCTTCTTGGTGTCGATCGAGAGGCGCTTGCCTGTTGCTTGGCCCCACACCCTGTGACCTAATGAGTTCATCGTCTGGGATTGGACATGGCCTGGCAAGCGTTTTTGCATTTCAGTGGCAATACGCTTGTTGAAAGCCAACGACAGAATTGGGATAGTCGTTATAGCTCGACATACCAATTCAAGGCTCGTTGTCTTAGCTGCTCCGGCAAGTGCATTCACTAGGATGTTATCGCTGGTTTTAGTGGCTGCCTCTACGATGGCAACTTGTTCAGCGGTTGGTGTAAACACGTTCTGCCTCCTTACGAGCTGCTATGGCTTCGCGTCGTCGGGGAAGTAGTCGGCGACCGCCGGGAGCTGCGTATCCAACTCGTCGAGGAGGCCCTCCATCGCCTCCACCACATCTTCGTCATCCTCATCTTCGATGATATCGCGCGCGTCGAGGACTGCTTTGTCGATCGCCTCTTGCGCCGCGTTGATAGCTGCCTGAAGGTTGGCGCGGTCTTGCTTAGTCATACTTCTTGCTCCATAGCATGAATGAGTAGTTCGGATGCAACGAAAAGTGCTTTCGTAGCCTCGTCGAGGCCGCTCCCTAGTCGCACCGTGCGACCTCAAAGGTTTCATCAGGCTGGATGATGGCTATCCAACCGTAAGGGTATACGACGATCAGCTCGTCGCGGAGGCGCGTCCATGCCGCAGGCGCAAGGGGCGGATCGCCCTCGTAGAGAAGGTCCATGCTCTCGCCGAGGCGAAAGCCGGGCATCGCTTGCCAGCCTGCAACGTAGCGATCCGCTATCTGCGTGCGAGCGGGCCGCGGGTCGTCCTCGACGAGGAAGGAGGGGATGAGGCCCAACAAATCCCTGGCGTTGGGGGAGATGGCGTACCACAACATCAGAGTATTCCTAGGTCACTGAGGTCCACCTTCGGTGGCGCCACCAGCGGTGGGAATGGGGGCCAAGTGGCGAGGATGTGGATCATATCCTCGAGATCGACAATCATCACCAAGTGTTTGGCATGGTTATAGAGGGCAAAGTCTCCGTTCTTGAGTCGGAGGACGCCCACCAATTCGGCGCTGTGGGCGCGGGATAGGGCCTCGCGGCCCTCCACCGTTAAGTGATGGTCAGGCATTGCGCCTCCTGTGGCGACGCTTCGTGGCCGCCTCGATCTTGAGGCGCCGGATGCACTCATCGCAGTATTTGCGTAAGGAGGACCGCGTTGCGACCGGCGCCTTGCAGCGGGCGCACTCGATGCGACGAAGAGGAAGCGGCGAGGTGCGATTGTACCTGCCGATCACCGATCCGTCTCCTCGTCCCACGCCAGCGCTTGGGCATCGAGCCACTCCTCGTAGCCGGCCCACAGTTCCATGATTTGTTCCTGGAGATCGGCGATGGCCTCGAGTTCCGAGGCCCCGCGCCCAATCGGATCGCCTGGCTCATACCCATCCTCCATTGCCGACCAGTCCCAGCGACGGTCGGCAATGGGCGGCGCGGTAATTATGCGGCGGGTCATCGCCCTTCCTCCTCGAAGATCTCCTGCAACTTTTGCAGGAGATCGCGCCAGTTCTTGATGCGAAATGCGAACATCTCCGCGGACTCGTTCGAGTGTGGCTTGAACCGCGCGACCTTCTCGTGGACGAGGTGGATGAGCTGTGAGAGGTCGGGGCGTGTTAAGCGGGCCATTTCCTGGCCCGCTTAGTAGAGGGTCTCGAGAAGGTCGCGGTCGCCCAGGGCGGCGTCGAGCGTCGCCAGGGCTTCGGCGGGCGAACTGCCCTCACCCTTCGCCTCGTTGCGCCATGGGCCGCTCGATAGGTAGATGCGGGGCTCGCCGTCGGTGAAGAGGGATGTGTGGCGAATGCCCCGCTCCCGCAAGAGCGGGAGAAGGTTGTTGATGAGGGAGGCGATTTCTTCGTCGATGAGCATGGGGATCACTTCTCTGTGGTGCGGCCTTCGGCCGCCTGTTTACGGTTCTCTTCGAGCCAAACGATGAAACGGTTGCCTGGTGTGTTGGCAACCGAGTGGCCGACGTAGACGCCGAAGAGGAAAGCGAATACAAGGAAACCAGGTATCATCATGGTGATGTCTGGGTCCATAGGTGGGCCTCTTTGGTGGGATGGGGACCACTTCTCCGGTCTTCGACCGCGAAGCGAGGGATTGTTTGGTCGGGGCGAAGCCCCGATGCCGAAGGACTACTCAGGGTGTAGTGCGGGTTCGCTCCAGGTAATTGGTGGGGTCGCCCAGGACTGGATAGTCACCGTATTGTGAGACGGAAGGGTCGAGGATTTGTCCGTGGTGTTCGACCCAGGCATGATTACCGCGATGGTCGCGGAAGGAACCGCTAACCACCTGGGAGCCAGGAAGTCGGGCGGCGAGGCGGTACGCAAGTTTGCCGCAATTACCTGACATCGAGTCGGCGCCGTAGCGATGGAGCCACCACGAATTGAGTGATTGGGCGATGGATAGGGGGGTCATAAGCCAAGCTCGGCGAAGGTGGCGTCGCGACGGTTCGCGCAGAAGGCGTCGATTTGCGCCCGCTCGGTAGGCCGGTCGATCATCGACTGGACCGGTGAGCCGGCCTCGGCGATGCGGAGCGCCCCGCGCTGACGGGCCTTGAGGACCGCGATCAGCTTATCGGGATCGCGGAGGGGGATGCGGATAGTGTGTGCCTCGAAGGAGAGCACGAAGTGTTCTCCCTGGATTGCGATGGTGGGGTTCATCAGGCGTGATCCTTTAAGAGTCCGCGTAGTGTCCAGTTGGTTCCGTTCCAATAGCGGATCTTCTCGTTTTCATTTACCTGAGTAGGTGGATCGCGGTACGGCCCTCCCACAATGGAGGTGGTTGCATAGGGCCAGTTGTCGGTGCGAATGAGGGCGGTTACGTAGTAACCTGGGATGGTGGGATCAGACATTGTGGGGCTTCCTCGGGGGGTGCGGCTGGCGATCCCCTCGACCGCCACCTCGCCGCACCGCACACATTATACACGAATGCGCGGGTTTGTCAAGCAGGTTGTGGGCCACCGCCGATTAACTGTCCGCGAAGCGGGGGCGCCCCCACAAAAACCACTGTGGGGGCGCGAATGAGGACGTTACTTCTTTTTCTTATCCATTAGTTCAGCGTACCAATTCTCACGTTTCTCTTTAGACACAATTTCCTCCATGAGGTACCAGATACCTCGGAGTATGTCATCTTGGTACATTACGATCTGTTCTATCGCAGCTATCCTGCTAGAAAGCCCATCCAGTTTTGCATCGAGACGGCGAATTTCTTCGTAATCGTAGAAACCTCTCATGGCTTAATCCTCAGCGCGTCGGCCCGGGGTTTTAGGTTCTTCATTTCTTCCTGTATTCTCTTGGCCTCCGGAGAGAGTTCTTCCTCATCCGCTTCAACGAAGCGTTTCGCGTTGTTGTCGAGCGGGTTTGGTTTGATCTCTCGTGGAGTGATGGGGGAGCCATCGAGGCGCGTCATGCGGGCTATGAGGTTGATATTCATACGCGGCTCTATGTGAACGCAGAGGCGGCCGCGGCGAACAACGTAGCGATCGTAGTCGGTCCAGCCTTTATCGCTTTGTTCTCGGACGATCTTGCGGTACTGGTTAAGGCGATAGATGAGGGCTATGGTTTCGTTATCGCTGTCTGTTTCGAGCACGCCGCCTTTGTCACGGAGGATTTGTTCCCATACAGGAACTACGTCGCTGAAACGGAGGGTGGGGTCGAGTCGTTTCACGTTGGTATTCCTCTGGCTATTGAGCATCATGCACACTTCAAGAAGCGTGTGCAAGCGTAGCAAAGCACGGCGCGTGTGACGTGTCAACAATCTCGGCGGGAATGTGTGCAGGACTGTGAGAGGCGTGTAGGAGCCTGCTATGGCCTCGCGTTGGTGCATACGATTTGTTGGCGGCTTCCTCCTCCTTCTTCTTCTTTATTTAAAAAAAAAAAAAAAAAAACAACAAATTACTGTACAACTAATTGGTGGGGAGGGGGTAGGCACCCCAACCTAACGCTAGTACGCGAGGCATGAACAGGCTCCTAATCGGGATCTCACAGGCCGTTCAGGTGTCGCAGGGATAAGCGGCGGGGAACAGCGAACAAAGGCGGAACTCTAAGCGGCGGGAGCCCCGAAGCGGCGGGAAAGCGAAGCGGCGGGAAAGCGGCTGAAGGCCGAAATGGGACCGAAAGGGGAACGCTCGACCGACCGATCGACGGCATTTGGCTAAAATTGAGTGGATCGGGCACGAAAAAGAGGGGGCTCAAGCCCCCTCCTCCGCCTTGTACCATTCATTCTGGGCGCGATGCCATCGTAGCACCGACCAGGTATTGACCCCTAGCCGTTCCTCCATGTTGCGTATCAGCTTATCGGCCTTGTCGGCACTAATGTACCCGGTGATGCGCCGCGTATCTATGTTCTCGTATGCAGCCAGCCATTGCTCGTAGATCTCTTGGTCGCTCATTCGTCCTGGTCTCCCATGTTGCGGTGCAATTCGTCGATCGCCTCGTCTAGCGAGGCCCCGAAGGCCTCGTAGAGACCATCCCATACGCGCCAATAGGGTGCGCGCCACGGTTGACCCTCTATGTATTCGTAGTCGTAATCCATCGTTAGTTCGGGGGCTTTCGCCCCCGCTCCCTAGTTAGTCCGCGAAAAAGTCCGTTATGTCCGTTGCTAGTTCGCGGCGCTCATCGACGGTCTTCCGCGCCCGCTCGATGATTGCCTCGCCAACCTTGGTTGTGAAGAAGTTGGCAAGGTAGGCGGACTCGGTCATTTCCGACTTGCCCTTAGCCGTGAGTTCGCGGTTGATAACAAACATCATGCGGTTTTCGGTTCCCTTCGGGATGTTCTTCATGAGGCCCGCCTTGGTGAACACCGAGATAGTGTGACGCTTTGCCTCGCGGATTGCTTCGGCCTCGTAGGCATCCGCCGCAATCGCTTCGCCACGCATACGCAATGTGCCCGCGTACAAGGCTTGGAGCTTATCATAGGCTTTCAAGCCAACTTCTCGGTCGCTTAGAGCGTTGCCATCCTTATCGACCTTGGTCGCCATCGCGTCGTTTATGACTTGACGGAGACCATAGGACCAAACGTACTCAAGCGCGTTGTGTGGCAAGCGTTCGACATCTACATCGAGTGTGCCGTAAACGCTATTGCGCCCGAGTGGGATGGTGATGGTGTCGGGTAGGTCGATTGTGATTGAAGCCATGAGTGGGATATTCCTTGTGTGGGTTCGAGGCGCACATAGTCCGCCTCGTAGAGGAACATTGCGCCGAAAACCAGTATCATGGGGTGCGCGCGGATCGAGAGCCTACGGTCCGCACCCCATGTCCTATCGGACGATCACCACATATGACGAGGTGACAGGCGCACAATGACATAGTGGGGACAGTGTGGCTAATGCTTATTGTGGTCTGCGACATCCCGTCGCACATGGGCCGCAAATGACGAGCGCGCCTCCGTGACGCGCTTAGGGCGTCGGGCGCACCCACATAGCGGCGCATGGCGTCGGGCGCACCCACGGTCACGGGATGGCGTCGCACGGCCATCGGTCGGGGATCGCCACCCTCGGGGGGCCGGCCCCGTCGAGGCGGGGGGCATCATCGTGGAAGCACTGCGTCCTCCAATTTGGTGCAGGTCGGGGGTAACACACACAGTGGCATACACCTTGGTCGAAAACCGACTTATGCACCCTTCCCGCCTACGGCGGGATTTCTCGGTCCCTTGTACGATTGTGCCGCTTCGTGTCACTTTCTGGTTGACCCGGCGCTTGTGCGCCGTTGGCGCATATGCTACCATTAGTAGTGGCCCGTGCCGCAAGGAGGCGAAGCGTGGGACTGGATCTCGAGCTGTGTGGGGTGGTTCGAGAGGTTACGGCCGGGGATGTTGTTCCGAGAGGGACTCCCCCGGCCGTTTCCCGGCTGCGCGATAGCCACCACACAGCGGCGCGGCTCCTGGCCCGAGGGCTCAACGAGACGGAAGTCTCCCATCTGACCGGCTATGCGCTTTCGCGCATCTCCTCGCTGAAACGCGATCCCCTTTTCGCTGAACTATGCGAAGCATACCGCTTGGAGCAACGGGACGCGGCGCGAGACCTTGAGGCCCTGTGGCTCGGTGTCGCCGCGGATTACGGCCAACACATCCACGAACAGCTGCTGGATAACCCGGACGCGGTTCCGGTCGCGGTCGCCCTCGATGTGTTCAAGGCGTTCGCGGATCGCGCTGGAATGGCCCCGGTTTCGCGGTCAGTGAATAAGAACTTGAACTTGAACATCGGGGAGCGCCTGGACCGCGCCCGGGGCGCACGACCTCCGGTCATCGACCAGGAGCCGCGCGAACGATGAATAACGAACTCATCGAACAGGTGGCGCGAGCCATCTATCGCACTCACTGGCGCGCACCGACCCCGGTTTGGGAGAACGCTTCGGAAGATGTCCGTAACTGGGTGAGGAAGCAGGCGCAATCCGCTATCGAAGCAATGCAACACGAAGAGGTCCGCTAGAATGTTCGCCGGTGGCGAGGAGCCAATTCGGCAGGTACGGGGTGGCAGAATTGCTGCCGATAGCTTATGGCGACGTATAACCGCCGCGTCAAGTGTGCAGCGCGTACTGGGTGCTGTGCGGACGCTTGTGTGCGCTATTGGTGCCCTGCGTACCGTGTGTATGCAGGCAGACCAAGGATAACCAATGTACGCTCCCGACTCCCCTCTGGGCCTTGCCGCCCTCACCGAGCGCGAAGCCCTCGCCAATCTCCTCGACTCCTTGGAGGTCGCGGAACAGGCATCCCGCCAACTAGCCCTCTACACGGATCGCCGAGAGTGGATGCTGGTTGGCGCGAACTTTGGCGAGATGAGGGTGCGATGCGCTGCCCTTGCTCGTAAGTCTCTGGCCGCAAGGCCGTGAGGCGGCCGCAAGGCCGCACTACAGAGAAGAACCTAGACCGCAAGCACTTTCCCACAACCTCTCAGGGGGAACCCCACTATGCTTCGTACAGCTACCGCCGCTACCGCCGCTATCGCCCTTCTGGCCCTCGCCGCGCCGGCCAACGCTACCCTCCAGATCGCTTGGGACTTTGGAGGCACGACTGGCCTCTGCGTTGACAACACTGGGTGTGACACCAACCCGACTACTGGCATCCTCCAACTACAGGATCAGACGATCAATGGGGTCACGGTAAACGGAAGCATCCAGACCTCCACGAAGAGCCCCACGATTGACATCCTCAATACCTCTTCGCTGAGCGTCATAAACACAACCGCCTCCTCGATCCCAGTCACGGTCACAGTGAGTGACAACAACTTCATTGGCCCGGTGACGCAGTTCGCTACTGCGGGAAGTGGGGTGTGGCAGAACGCGGTCGGCTCGAACATCACCCTTAACTGGTACAACGACCCGGCCAATGGACAGGGCGCAGATAACGCGGGTGACACCCCTGGATCGCTGATCGACACGTTCACCTCCACCGCGCTCCTTGCCGCGGACAGCTTCAGCCATAACGGGTCTGGGGCGGTAGCTGACGGCGCACTCTTCTCTATGACTGAGCAGGCTACTGGGACGTTGACTGCCGGTGCTACCCTCTTGAACCGGGGCCAAACCGAGATCAAGAGTGCGACATCGGTGCCAGAACCCGGCTCGTTGGCCCTCCTCGGCGCAGGCCTTTTGGGCATGGCCGGGTTCCTGCGGCGGCGCAAGGCCATGAACAGCTAAGGATCGCGGAGCATGGACACGCCGCTTGGAGTCGCTGCGGACGAAGGGTGGCGTGTCCGGCTTCGTGAGGAGCGGGCGCACCAGTCTTTGACCGATGCGCTCGACTCCATCTTGCGCATCGCAGAGGCGCTCCCTCCTAACCTCTATCGTCGCCTCCAGGCTTCGGCAGAGGAGATACGGCGCCTCTGTGAACGATCCCCTCGATCAACTAATAGCTGACCTCTCGGCTTACGCATCAGACCCGCTTGGGTTTGTGGAGTGGGCGTTTGAGTGGGGCACCGGAGAGCTTCACACCCGAAGCGGGCCGGAGCCGTGGCAACGCGCCCTCCTCTTGCGGGTAGGGGCGGGGCTGTCGGTCGATCGGGCGGTACTGGAAGCAACGGCCTCGGGCCACGGTGTCGGTAAGAGCGCGTTGGTGGCATGGCTTGTCCTATGGGCTATGTCCACCTCCACCGATACACGCGGGGTCGTGACCGCCAACACCGAGACACAGCTCAAGACCAAAACCTGGGTCGAACTTGCGAAGTGGTATCGGCTCTTCATCGGTCGTACCCTCTTTCGCCTCGAGGCCACGGCCCTCTTCTCCGTGGACCCGGATCGTGCCAAAACTTGGAGGTGCGATATGGTGGCGTGGTCCGAGAGGAACCCGGAAGCCTTCGCGGGCCTGCATAACCAGGGCCGCCGGGTGTTTATGGTGTTCGACGAGGCCAGCGCGATCCCGGCCATCATTTGGGAGACCGCTTCTGGGTTCCTCTCGGATGCGAATACCGAGCGTTTTTGGCTCGTGTTTGGCAACCCCACCAAATCGACGGGACGCTTCCGCGAACTCTTCACTGAACACAGCGGGTGGCAGACCACTCAGGTGGATGCTCGCCAAATCTCCTTCACCAACAAATCCCAAATCTTGGCGTGGGAGCGAGCCTATGGAGAAGACTCCGATTACTTCCGCATCCGGGTCCGAGGGGTCTTTCCCCGCACCGGAGAAAGCGAGTTTATCTCCGCCGCCGTTGTTGCCGAAGCCCAGGCCCGTGAAGCGGTTGCCCAACGTTTTGACCCTCTCATTATCGGGGTTGATGTTGCGCGGTACGGAGACGACGAAAGCGTCCTCGTCGTCCGAAAAGGGCGAGATGCCCGATCCATCGCATCCCAACGGCTCCGAGGCCTCGACACCATGACTCTCGCATCGAGGGTGGTGGAGCTTGCACAATCGCTACGGGCTGACGCTGTTTTTATTGATGGTGGTGGCGTGGGTGGTGGTGTCGTGGATAGGTGTAGGCAGCTACGTTTGGCTGTCCACGATGTGCAGTTTGGTGGCAGGGCTGACCGCTCGGATTTCGTGACAGAAGGTGAGCGGTACGCGAACAAACGCGCCGAGATGTGGGGCGCCCTTCGCGCCTGGCTGGTGACTGGTGCGATCGAGCAGGAACAAGACCTGCGGGACCAGTTAGTCGGCCCAACCTATGCCTTCAACGCGCGGGACGAGATCCAACTGGAGCGCAAGCAGGACATGCGGGCGCGGGGCGTTCCCAGCCCCGATTGGGCCGATGCGCTCGCCCTAACCTTCGCGTATCCGGTGGTTCCGAACCTCGATGCAGGTTACGAAGGGTTCCATCGACCTCTCGTTGAGTGGGAGTACGATCCATTCGCAAGTGCTGCGTGAGGAGGCGCGGGTGCGTATAGCTGGCGAGGATGCTAAAAGGTGGGCCGCGGTGCGATTGGACACTCTTGAGCAGGTGAATACGGGCGTTTTGACGCTGGCGGACGATTTGCTTGGCACGGTAGAGTGGTGTGATAAGACCGGTAACACACGCACAGTGTCCCTTGGACCGCAGGCGATCCGGCTAATTAGAGCATACCGTTATGGCCGTTGATACCGACCTCTACCTGTGGCCGCTGTTCCCAGAAGCGCGCGGGGACATGCTCATCCACCCATTCTACCCAATCACAGCGACTCCCCACTATATCAGCCTCGATATGATGCGGGACTTTGTGGGTCAGGGCACGCAGGGGCCAGCCGGCCCACCAGGATTAACCGGACCAGCCGGGCCTCCCGGGCCTCCCGGGCCGCAGGGTCCATCGGGCGAAAAAGGCACAGACGGCGCTTCTGGCCCTCAGGGGCCTGCCGGGCCACAAGGCCCCGCAGGTGCGCCTGGAGCCACTGGGCCTGCCGGTCCCGCAGGTGCGACTGGCCCAGCCGGGGCGTCCGGTTCCTCGATCACGGTTTCCGACACGGCTCCGGCCAGTCCTGCGCCGGGTGACCTGTGGTTCGACAGTGTTAGCGCAAATCTCTTCGTGCGCTACGCGGACCCGAACACGACGCAGTGGGTGATCGCGACAAACCAGCCCGGTCCCACCGGACCCGCAGGGCAGACCTGGACGGTAGGAACGGGGCTGACGCTTTCTGCCAACACGCTCAGCCTGACTACGCCCGCCTTGCCGCTCACGGGCGGTACCGTCGCCGGCAACGTTCAGGTCAACGGCACCACCACCGCGAACGGCCAGTTCTGGGGCGTCACGGGAAATTTCAACACCTCGCTGTCGGCCCCCACAAAGGCGACTGGGTCCGTCACGGGAGACGTTGCAACCACTCAGTTCGTAGACCGGGATTTTCTCGCAAAATCGGGCGGCACGTTGACCGGCAAGCTGACCGTCAACAGCAGCAACCTGCTACTGGGTGCGGGCGCAACCGGCTACATCACCCGCCCGGCCGGGACTGACAGCTTGTTGCTGTCGAACGAGGCCGGCACCAATCTCAACCAGATCGGGCTCATTGCCGCGACATCCTATGCCAACGCTGATTTCACTGTTTTTGGCAACCAACTTAACTATGGCTCGATAGTTGTCGGCAGCCCGACCGGCGGCGCTAAGGGAGCCGGTACGGTCAACGCGGTCAGCGTGTATGCCAACAATGTTGTGCTCACTAGCGATGCAGACCTCAAGCACGACATCGGACCCTTGCCCTGCTGCCTGGACCTTATCCGAGAAATTGAACCAAAATCCTTCCGCTGGAACCCGTTGCCGCTGTCGGAACGTGGCATCGAGATGCCAAAGGAGTTCACAGAGCGACATAACTGGGGGTTTTTAGCACAGGATGTGGAGAAAGCTACAGGCGCACATCGTTCGGAGGGGGTTGATCTAGGCGGCCTCGTCGCTACTTTGTGGCAAGCGGTCCGAGAACTTAGCGCCAAGGTAGAAGCGTTGGAGGCCGCGCGGTGATCGACTTTCCGGCCGCGCCGGCCACAAACCAGGTCTTCACCGTCGGCTCGTTGAGCTGGAAGTGGGACGGCGTGAAGTGGGTCGCACAGGGCGCCGGCACGCCGTACCTCGTCGGCTTCGATGTTCCTGGCGTGCTGACACTGAATGCGGTGTTCGCGCATGTGTTTGGGGCTGCCGCCAGCTTCTCGGTGAACTTCAGCGGCTCTCAGGCAGGCGGGTCGGCGAACGCCACCGGGACGCCCCTGGTCACCTTCAGCAAAGCCGTGGCGGGGAGCCCGTTGAGTTTCTCCACGATCGGAACGCTGACCTTCGGAGCCGGCACGACCACTCCGACCTTCGTCGCGGCGTCGGCGATGAGTTTTGCGGTGGGCGACACGATCAGGGGGTTGGTCACGACCGGGGACGCCAGCTTCGCCGACCTCTATTTGACCCTGGTGGGGACACGAAGCTGATGGCGCTGCTTATGGTGGACGGCTTCGACAAGTACGGTGGCATCAACTCTGTGGACGCCAATGTTGTAGCACTGTTGACGGCCGGTGAGTGGACATCGACGGCGGGCACGGCACACCAAATAGTTGCGCCATTGAGCAGTACCGGGTTTGCCCTGACCGTAGGATCAGGCACGACTATAACGAAAACATTGGCAGCCAGTTACGCGCGCCTGATCGGCGGTGTACGGTTCTCGGCAAACCTGAGCACTACTACGACGGGTATCGTGTTCCTCGACAGTGGGACAGCACAGGCGTCTATCGTTATCAACACCAACGGCACCATCGCTGTCCGCAACGGCACCCTGGCCGGTACGATCCTGGGTACGTCCGCAGCGTCGATAACAGCCAGCACAACACACTATCTTGAGTGGGACATCACCTTTGGCAACAGTGGGTCGTATCAGCTTTGGCTGGATGGCGTCAGCATTCTCGGCCCGACGACCGGCGACACGACGGCAACTGCGAACAACACCGCGAACGGTCTGACGATCGGCGCCGTGGCGGCCGGTCCTTCCCTGACGATTGACGATCTGTACCTGTTCGACACGAGCGGCGCGACCAACAATGCGGTTCTCTTGACCTCGCCACGCATAGAGACGCAGTTTCCCTCCAGCGACGGGGTGGTTCAGTTTGCGATCGGCGCGTCTATTGTCGGTAGTACAACATCGCGTAGTGCAACGCCTTACAACCCCACCGCGAATACGTTTTATGTGCGCCCGATCACTCCTACAGCGAACTGCACCGTCAGTGCGATCGGAATACTGCCGAATTTGACCAACGCCTCAGTCCAGTTACGCCCGATCTTGTACGCCGACAGCGGCAATACTCCCGGCACGCTGATGTCGGCGGGATCGACGGTCGTCGGCATGACGTCCGGCGTCTTGCAGACGCTGCCGCTGACGACGCCGCAAGCCCTGGTCGCAGGAACGCGCTACTGGTTCGGCCTCATGAATGACATCGCGGTGGTGAACAGCTACACGGCGCAGGACAGTTCTGCGGTGGGTCGCTTTGCAACGGCGACCTTCGCGAGCGGGGCACCGGGGACCGCACCCGCCACCACCGCTGGACAAATCACTGCCGTGATATTCGGGGTCGTGTCGAGCATAGCGACGAACAGCTACGAAGTCGGGCAGAACCCGCCGCAGGGCCAATACAGCTACGTCTACGACGCCACGGTGGGGCACGAGGATTTGTACGGCTTCCCAGCCCTGACCGCGCCGGCCCCGATCATCTATGCGGCAGCGGTCAAGGGCAGCGTCGCGAAAAGCGATGCCGGGGCTAAGACGCTCTCGCTGCGCACCAAATCCGGCGGGACCGACAGTGCGGGCAGCGCGGCCAGCCTAGCGCCGGGCACATCATACGCCTGGATGACGAGCCTGTTTCCGACCGATCCCGCGACCGGGGCTGCGTGGACGGTGGCGGCGCTCAATGCGGCGCAAGGCGGGGTCAAGGTCGAGTCATGACCGACATCCGCAACGCAGGTACCCAGCGCGAGGTGCTGCTCACGACGGTCCCAGCGGCGACAGCGGCGGGTCTCGTCCGCGAGGTGCTGCTGGCGACGCCGACCGCACTGATCGTTGGCGGGCTGGTGCGGGAGGTGCTCGTGCCCGGTACGGTGACGCCGCAACAGTACGCGGTCAGCGTGATCACATGACCCTGATCGTGATGCTTCTGGTGATCCTGCACCGGGTCGATGGAGGTGAGGTCTTGGTGGCCCCATCGCACGTCACCTCGATGCACAGCAAGGCGCCGTCTTCGGCGCAGAACAAGCTGGTCACGCATGAGGCGCGGTGCATTCTGTGGCTCGCGGACGGGAAACAGCTCCTGGTCCTGGAGCCGTGCGAAAAGGTCAAGCAACTGATTAACGAGGCCGTGCGATGAGACGCAAAAGCCCACCATCCAACGGGAAATTGCTCGACATAACTGTTACGCCAGTCGTTTTCGATGCTGCTGCGCCGGTCGGCTCGGTGATTGCGCAGGTGCTGGTCGAGACATCGGGCGAGCCATTCTCCGGCACGTTGGCACTGAGTGGACCTGATCAGGATAAGTTCGGTGTTGCCGAAGGCGATATGTTCCTCGTGGCCGCCGTGCAGCCCGGCAACTATTCAATCACGGTGATCGCGGAACAGGGCACCGAAACTGTCTATTCACCACAGGTACTGACGGCTATTGGCCCTGCCACGGAGCCGAAACCCAAGAGCGACAACGCGATGACCCTAACCAACGCATCGAGCGTGGCGGCAATCGACTACCCGCTCCAGTTCGCCCGCGCCTTTGTGCAGGGCGAAATCCCCAACTATGCCGAGATCGTCCTCGACGGGCTGGCGGTCCCGACCCAGTGCGATGTCAAGAAACGCTGGGGCGACGGGTCGGTAAAGTTCGCCATCCTGGCGGCGGTGGTCCCCTCGCTGTTGCCGGGGGTTTCAGCCACGTTGCAGTTCGCCAACACCGTCAGCGCCAACAACACGCCGTCCCACTTGTCCTCGGTTCCGGCTTACGACGCCAGGATCATACTGCACAACCCGGTGGACGGGAACGCGGTCCACGCCAGCGCGCGGGAGATGCTGGACGCCGGTTACTATTCGCTGTGGACCTCGGGGCCGATCGCGCAGACGTATATTTGCTGCGACCGGACATCGGCACGGGTGTTCGACATTGGCTGGAGCAGCCACCGTAGTTTCCACCCCTGGTTTGTCGTGACCGTATGGCCGGGCCTGGGAAAAGTCTTTACCCGGTACATCGGCGAAATCTGCAACACCGAAGCGATGGAGGCGCAGAACTACAACCTCGACCTCACGGTGGGCGGGGCGGGGGTCTACAGCCAATCCGGCATCGCGCACCTGCCAGGTTCAAGGTGGTCGAGGACCGTATGGTACGGCGGCACCCCGGAACAAAAAGTAAATCTTTATCACAACATCGCGTACCTCGCGCAGACCAAGCTGGTGCCGAAATACGACCCTGCCGTCGTGATACCGGCGAGCACGTCCGACGCCAACTACGCGAACTGGCTGCCCACGAACCGCGCCATCGGCGGCGCCGGCTGGTGGCAGCCGTACATGCCGAACACGGGCGGCAGGAAGGACATCGGGCTGAACCCGCAGTGGAACGTCTCGGCCTTGTTGAGCGGAGATTGGCGCGACCGCGAGATCATGATCGGTCAAGCCGAATTGGCCGGCTGGTGGAAACGCCACATACGCGAGGGCGATCCCGCCAAGGCCAATTTGGGGCGAACCATCCACTGTCACACGCGCGGCACCTACGGGTTTCTCGATGATCGTTTTTCGCCGACCGCAGAAGACGATGTCGTCATCATCGACCCCGGCGCCGGGAACGACTGGCAGTCGGACATCGCGCACCACCCCGACCCGTTCTCGATACCGTATCTGCTGACCGGCGACCCGTTCTTTCTCGACGGTCTGGAAATGTGGCACGGGGCCAACTCGCTGTGGGGCAACCCCGGATATCGCAACTACAACCACATGACCTGTTACGGAGACGGCCAGTGCCGCGCGATGGGGTGGATGTACCGCACGATGTTCAGCGCCGCCGCGTTGTTGCCCGACGCCGACCCGCTGAAAGCGGTGTTCGCACTGATGGTCGATGAAGCCATCGCAAAGGACGAAGGGCAGCGGCACATCAACTCGACCGAGTTCTCGGGCAATCCCCAGCATGTGTTCGGTGCCGCGCCGATAGGCACGACCGGCGACGGCTGGGGCGGGGTCGGACCACCGCCCTGCCGGTGGTGGGCGGGAGCGGCCGGCTACAGCGCCAGCGACCCGGCCTACTACAACACCGCTATCGCCTATTCGGCCAACGCGCACTGGATGACGATGTTCTGTATCGCCGCGCTTGGGAGGGGACGCGAACTCGGTTTCCCGGTCGATGCGCTGGTCGAGTGGGTGGCGCCGCACGTCATCGGCCAGTTCGCGACACCAGGCTACCCGCCGCAACTGGCAGGCCAGTACGTCCTGCCTGACCTCAAGATAGGCGTGGTGTGGTTCGCTTCGTGGGAAGAAACCCTCACCGGGTGGTCGGCGCAAAAACAAACCGGCCGGCTCGACGGCGAAATCGAAATACCCTACTGGGGCTTGCCGATAAACTACTACAACGAGGCGCGAACCGCTTTGTCGTTCGTAGTCGATCAGCCCGATGGCGAAGAAGCCTGGATCAACTGCGAGGACACGATCGCCGCCAAGACGCTGGAGAGCGGCATCGCGATACCGTGGGCCGACGATCCGACTTGGGCGGTAGTCGCCCCGAAGGGAGCTTGATATGTTTGGAGGAGGAGGTGCGACTGCACCGCCGGCCCCGCCGCCGCCGCCAGCGGCTCCGCCCACCTATGCCTCACAGGCAAGCGTGAAGCCGAACAGCAACATCGGGCGCTTCGGCGCGTTGAGTGACACGATCTTAACCGGGCCGCTTGGCGCAAGTGGCGGTGCTATCCGCAATAAAGTCCTGCTGGGACAATGAGCGAAGCATATCGCAAGTACGCCCAGGAGCGGATAGAGTCGCTCCGCACGGTGCGTATGACTTGGTATTTGCACTGGCGCGACCTATCCAGCTACATCTTGCCGCGCCGGTACAAGTGGCTCATATCCGCTAACGATCGTTCGCGTGGAGCAGAGATCAACACCAACATCATCGACTCGACCGGAACCCTTGCCGCGCGGACGCTCGCCAGCGGGATGATGAACGGTATCACCAGCCCGACCCGACCGTGGTTTAAACTCCGCATCGAGGGCTACGAGGAGGACTATGAAGTTCAATCGTGGCTGAGTGATTGCGAGCGGCGGATGATGACCGTTTTCCAGTCATCGAACTTCTACCAGTCGATGGCGATCATGTACTTCGACCTGGTGGTGTTCGGGAGCGCGTGTATCATCATCTATGAGAACTACGACAACATCATCCACTGCTTCAACCCGTGCCTGGGCGAGTTCTTCTTCGATCTTAACAACCAACTCGAGGTCGGGACGGTTGCCCGCGAGTTCGTGCTCACCTATTGCCAGATGGTCGAGGAGTTTGGGGAAGATAAGGTTTCGCCGGAGGTGCGGCGCGGCTATGAGCAGGGCTCGATGAAGTCGAGCGAGAAGCGGGTCGGACACATTATCGAGCGTAACACTGGCGACTTCGATCTGGTTCCGAAGAAATTCCCGTTTCGTGAGGTCTATTGGGAGATCGGCTCCCCGAACAACACCCTCCTCCGCTCACGAGGGTTCTACGATTGGCCCTGCATGACCCCACGGTGGGACGTCCAATCGAACGATCCCTATGGGCGCAGCCCTGGCATGGACGCCCTTGGCGACATCAAGCAGCTCCAGAAGGAGACGTTACGCAAGGCGCAGGCCATCGACAAGATGGTAAACCCGCCGATGGTCGCAGACGTTCAACTCAAGAACCAGCCGATGAGCCTGCTGCCCGGAGGTGTTACCTACGTCTCAGGGTTGGGTCGGGATCGGGAGGGCGCACGCCCCATCTACACCATCATGCCGCCGATCGCTGAGATGATGCAGGACATCCGCGAGGTCCAGCAGCGGATCAAGATCACCTTCCACAACGACCTGTTCACAGGTATCACCGACCTCCAGACGGTGCGGACGGCGACCGAGATCGATGCGCGGCGCGAAGAGAAGTTGGTGCTGTTGGGGCCGGTCCTCGAGCGGATCGAGTCGGCCCACGAAGGCCTCGGGAACGGGATAGACCGGGTATGGGGTATAATGTGGCGGGGCCAGCTCCTTCCGGCCCCGCCCGCATCGCTTCGCGGCTCGCCGACGCACATTCAGGTCGATTACATCTCGATGCTGGCAATGGCCCAGAAGGGCATCGCCACCGCAGGGATCGAGAAGTTGTGGGGCTTCGCCGGGAACCTCGCAGCGGTTATCCCGAGCATCTTGGACAAGCTGAACCCGGACCAGACTATCGACGAGTACGCCGCGGCGCTGGGCGTCTCGCCGAAGATCGTCGTGGGCGACGAGGACGCTGCTGCGGCACGCCAAGCTCGTGCTGCCCAGCAACAGGCCGCACAAGCCACCGAGATGGCTACGCAAGCCGCTCAAGGGGCGAAGACGCTGAGCGAGACGGATGTGGGTGGTGGGGCGAATGCCCTCCAACTGATGCTGGGAGGCGGGGCAGGTGGCTAAAACGAAGTTCACTCCCGAGCGGATCGCTGAGCTTCAGTCATTGGGGCGCTTTCTGGGAGAACCTGCCGGAAGACGGTGGTTCTACCAGCTAATGTCCGAGTGTGGAGTGTGGACAACATCGGGGGTGTCCAACGCCCTTGCCCTCGCTTTCCGTGAGGGAACCCGGTTTGTCGGCCTTCGGCTCCAAGCCGAAGCGATGCAGGCCAATCACGATATGTATCTCAAGATGTTGAAGGAGATGGAAGTTGAGCGACCAGGCGCAATCGGCACCCGAGGCTTCGGTACTGACGACCCCGACGACGGAGACGCCGACGGCGCCTGAGCCATCCGTCCTTGGAAGCGAGGCACCTGCGGCACCGGAGCCGTTTGATGCCGAGAAAGTTACCATCCCCGAAGGGATGTCGCGGGACGACACCCTCTTCGGAGACTTCACGAACTTGGCGAAGGAGCATGGTTTGCCCATGCCCGTAGCGCAAACCCTGGTCGATCTGGCCGCAAAGCAAGTCCAAGCTGCCAACCAAAAGCTACAGGCTTCATGGGACAAGCAGAATGCGGACTGGCAAGCGGAGGTACGGGCCGACAAGGAAATCGGGGGCGACAACCTCCAAGGCGTATTGCAGACATTTTCAAAGGTTGCAAGCGATCCTGAGTTGTCAGATCCGAAGTTTCGAGAGGCATTGGCGTTTACTGGCGCAGGAAACCATCCCGCAATAGTACGAACCCTGGCACGGTGGGCTAAGGCCCTGTCCGAAGGGGGTCCGGTACGAGGGACACCAGCCGCTGGAACACGGCAGCCTTCTACACTCGGCGAAGCCATCTACGGCCCGAGCGGGCCGCATACTGGCGGGCCACGACTTCAATAGGGATCTGAAACATGGCAGTACTTGGAACAACCGTCCTGACCTACGCTGACTGGGCAAAAAGGGTTGAGGACGGCTATCGTATCGGGACCATCATCGAGCTGCTCTCGCAAACAAACGAGATCCTGCTTGATATGCTGACCTTGGAGGGCAATCTCCCGACCGGGCACAAAACGACGGTCAGGACGGGCTTGCCCACGGCGACATGGCGCCTGCTCAACTACGGTGTCCCGAACAGCAAATCGACAACGGCACCGGTCGTAGATACCTGCGGTAACCTTGAGGCTTATGCGCTGGTCGATAAGGACATCGCCGATCTTAACGGAAACACAAGCGAGTTCCGTGCTTCGGAGGTGGTTGCGTTTCTGGAGGGCATGAACCAGCAGGTCGCCTCGACTATTATCTACGGCAATCAGGCCACAAACCCGGAGCGGTTCACGGGCTTTGCCCCTCGTTACTCCACGGTGACTGCGGCGAACGCACAGAGCGCCGCGAATGTGGTGGACATGGGCGGTCTTGCTGGCACCAACACCTCGATGTGGAT